CAAAAGCCAGGAAAGGATAATCGCCGATATATTCGCCTTTATCTTCGAAGGAGCACCACTCGCCGAAAGAGCAACACTCGCCGAAAGAGCAACACGCGCCGAAAGAGCACTGCTTGCCGAAGGAGCAGCCCTTGCCGAAAGAGCACCACTCGCCGAAGGAGCACCACTCGCCGAAGGAGCACCGCTCGCCGAAGGAGCACCACTCGCCGAAGGAGCACCACTCGCCGAAGGAGCACCACTCGCCGAATATTTGTATATCACTGTAATCCCCCGAGGGGCATTGTTTGATTCCGTCGATCACCTCGAAGGCATCGA